AGCGAGGAGGTTAAGAATGAAGGCGAAGGGAAAAAAATCGGGTCGGAAGGGCAAGCCGCTGAACCCGTCGATGCCGATGAAGGGGAAGATGAAGAAAAAGGGCTGCAAGAAGTAGACGCCAAGCCTGAAGGCGAAAAGCCAGAAGGTGTTGAGGGCGAAGAGAAGGCAGAGGGCAAGAAGGACGACCTCCCCGACGAGCCATCTGACCATGCCGAGCGCAGCCGCCTTGGCCGTCGTCTGGTGGGCCTTGAGTCCACCCTACAGGCCATTCAGAGCCAGCTTGCCATGATCGCTGCCGGGGCCATGCGCCCAGCGCAGGCCGCGCAGCCAGAGGAAGCGGAAGAAGACGATTACGAGATTCCGCAGACAAAGGCCGAGTTGGCGCAGTTTGTGGCAAAAACCATCGCTGATCGTCAGAACAAGGAGCGCGCCAAAATTTCCGCGTACCAGAACGAGTACACGAACAAGTTCCTTAAGCTTTCTGCGGACCTTTCTGAGGAAGACGCCGCCGCTGTCTGGAACGAAATGAGCGCGAACCATCGGGTGGCCCACACGGGAAAGCCCGACATTGATGTTGAATTGAATTTCTCGAAGGCGACTCTCGCCCTGCTTAAGAAGGGCAAGCAAAAGGAGCTGGAGAAGAAAGTGCAGCCTGAAAGCCCACTCAAGGGCGGCAAGCCCAGCGCGCCCCTCGGCGGTGCCCCTACCACCCGTGTTGAAAGCACCGGTGGGAAGGTCATCAAGCTCGACCCGGAAGCTGCGGCGTTTGCCAAGAGATGCGGGATGTCTGATGATGAAGTCCGAAAGGCTTTGGGTTCTGACGGCCAGCATCGAGCCAGAGGGTAGGTTAAGGCCGTGCCGTGGTACAAGCCAAGAGGTAGCCGAACAGTAAAAGGCGATTCCAGAACCCTCCCCGTTAAGGGCAAAGGACTGGACGATGGCCGTTACTCCCGCTGCTGGAACTGTGGTTTTGTATGCGACGCGCAACGCGACAGGTTGGGAGACGGCAATTCGCTGAGCGGAAACACCGCCCATGAGTTCATTACGGTGAACGAATTGGGACATCGGTACGACGACGACCCGCGCTCTGCCATGATTTGCATTGACTCTCCCAAGGTCCACTTCGAGGCCATTTGCACCCCTACGGGGCCGAGGCACGATTTGGAGCCTGTCGTTGGCAACGGTTGTCCCATGTGCGGAACCCCCAACTGGCGCGGAGACTACTAGCGCGCTAGGAGGAATCCAGTTATGTTCAGGATCGTAAGCGGGAATCCGACTCTTGTCTGGTGCCCTGTCGATTACAGCTCTGGCGGCGACACTTTGTACGTCGGCCAGCTTGTCAAGTCCACCGGTGATGGTGTTGCTCCTTTGGGGCAGGCCTCCGGTGCATACGACACCTCTGCCAAGGCCAATGTCTTTGGTGTGGTTGTCGGCACGAACAACATCAACCCGACGTTCAACACTACCTACAAGGCCGACTACATCACATCGGTCTCTTCGCAGGCGGCGCTGGCCGCGCGCAGCTTCTTCGGTCCCGAGGGCGGATGGGGCAAGGCCGAGCCGATGGCGATGGTCCAGGTCGCGCTCATCGACCCGAGCACAATCATCCAGGGCAGCCTGTTCGGCACCACCTACGGCGTGGCACCGACCATCGTTGACGAGACGACCGGCGACGCTACCGGGCTGACCGTCACCTACACGGCTGGCACCGCTGACGCCACAACCGTCGCCGATAACGCGACGCTGTACGGCGTAACCGGAGCGAACGCTGGTGTGTATCGTATCTGCACGTCGGCCAACAACTCCGCGTCGACTTGCGCCATCGCCTTCCCGCAGGACATCGCCATCGGCGACACCTTCAAGATCATCGGCGTGCGTCCTTGCGGCCTGACCAAGATCCAGACGGACTCCGAGAGCACGTTCATCGACGTTGACCAGGCGTTGACCACCAACTATTGGGGCGTCACTGTCGTCGGCATCGACCTCTCTGTGGCGGGCAAGGAAACCATCAACTTCAGATTCAACACCGCGCACTTCAACGCGCGTGGCTAGGAAGGAGGTACAACATGGCTTCTCCTCTTACCTCCTCTCAGTTCGTCCGACTCCTTGACGCACGGCTGAAGAAGGTTTCGGAAGACACCTACAAGGACTTGCCCACGATGATCCCGACCATGTACAACGTCGTCTCCGGCGACTCGGCATGGGACGAGTTCATGGGCATTGGGGCTCTCCCCGACATCCCGCAGTTCAAGGGTGCTCTTGAGTACCTGCCGATCTCTCCGGGATTCACCACGCGCATCGAGCCCGCCGAGTTTGCTGGCGGCATCATGTTCGAGCGTAAGTTGACCGACGACAAGAAGTACGGAGTTCTCGACGATGGTTCGCGCAAGCTGACCGTGGCCGGGCAGCGCACTCGTGAGAAGTACGGCGCGCGGCTCATCGCCAACTCGTTCTCCAGCGCCTTCGACTTCATGACCTCTGAGGAAGGCGTGAGCCTGTGCTCGTCCTCGCACACCACGAAGTCCGGCACCTCGACCACGACCGGGTTTGACAACGCTGGTAGCACGGCCCTGAGCAAGACCTCCTTGAACGCCACGCGCATCCTGATGCAGGGCTTCAAGAACGACATCAGTGAGCGCATCGACATGGACGATTCTTGGGCGCTCGTGGTCCCGCAGAACCTCGCTGACACGGCCTACGAGATCACCAAGACCGTTTCCGGCTACGAGGCTTCCACGACCGCTGCGAACCTGTACAACACAGCTGGCGGCGGGCGTTACGAGGTCATCGTGTACCCGCGCCTGGACGACACGAACACCAACAACTGGTGGCTTGTGAACAAGACGTTGATGAAGCAGTCCCTCATGTTCATCGACCGCATCAAGCCCGAACTGAACAACACCGTGGACTTTGAGACTTTTGTCCTGAAGTCCTCGCTGTACATGCGCTTCGCCTGCGGTTTCACCGACTGGCGCTGGGTGTACGGCCACGCTGTCGCCTAGAACTGCATAAGCCCTGGCTCCCGGAGTTCCCCCGCTTCGGGGGCCAGGCACAAAGGGGACACATGGCAAAGGTTTTTGAGAATGACGAAGGTCAGTTGAGCGCGGCCAACTGCGTCGCCTATTGGACCGACCCAGGCCCAGGCGGGATGACACAGGCCAAGCTGCTTTTTGACCCTTGGTCGCCCATCGAGGGTTCGTACACGAACCACGCTCACAGGCAGACCGAGCGTGTCGAGCACATCCACGACAACGCTGTGGCGGGGAACTTCCTGCATAGCGACATGCCGGACTTCGGTGGTGGCACGGTGTATCTGTTCGGTCGCGGACCATCGCTGACAGCCAATGCGGATATCCTCAAGCACAGGGACGCTCCTGCAATTTTCTTGAATCACTCAACGGGGCTGCTTCGCCCGTGCCAGGGTGATTTCGTCATGCTCATCGACCCGCAGTCAGAAGTGCCTTACGTGAGCAAAGACGTGTCGCTGATCGCGACTCCGGCCATGCCGCGCAGCGTTGTCGAGGCTGGGTGGGGTCACATTTTCGGGGTGAACATGCGCGAGCCTGCCCCGATAAACGATTGGGCCAAGAGGCTATTCCCAAATTTGCCGCTAGTCTCTGAATGTCTTTCTGTGGCCGTGAGCGCGATTCATTACGCGGCTCTGTGCGGGGCCAATAGGCTTGTCTGCTGCGGCATGGATTTTTGCTGCTACAGCGTCCAGGAGACATTTGATGAGTCGCTTGACACGATAGGGCTTGGCGGCGAGGTTGTCGCCAGTGAGCCGCATTACAAATGGACCGCAATGGCCTGTGCGTTTATGGCGATGTTCGCGCTCAAACACACAGGCATGGAAACAGTCAACGCCTCGGGGCGCGGCCTTTTTGGGGTCAATGTGCATGAGAACAAGGGGAACCTGTTCGATTGGGTCGAGCAGGCTGATATCAAATCACTCTCAAAGCAGAACTAGGAGACGGATATGGCAAGAGGTGTTCCCGGCAGCGGCCCCCAGGCCGACTCTGAAAGCGGCGTGCAGTTCTTCACAAAAATCGACACCGACCCGATCACTGGCAAGGTCGCTTCCGAGTACCCGGCGTGGTACTTCACCAACCAGCTTGAGCGCCTGAAGGAAGACTTGAGCCAGATCACGCGGCGTTTGGAGTCCGGCGAAGTGCCCCAGGCGAACGTTCCCTACTACAAGTCCCAGGAGCGCAAGCTCAAGGCGCGTCTGGACCAGATCGTGTCCGGCACACCGAAGCTTACGGCCCCGCAAAAAGATTCCCTTGCCTCTGGCCTGAAAGACCTGGGTGCTGAAATCGCGGCGTCCATGCCCAGCGACAGCGACATGCGGCGTGGGACGGTGGACGCGCACACCGAGGCGCGCTGTGCGTCAACCCCGTGCATCAGGTTGCCCGATGTCCTCGTTCGGATGATGAACATGGACACCGACAAAAAAGGGATGGTGTCGCGCAACGACGCGCAGCGCGCGTGGAAGATCGGCATGAAGTGCCTCGGCGAGAGTTCCCACACCGAGAATCTGCGGAGGGAGTAATGGACGGGAAGACACTCGTTTACCTGCTTCGGCAACGTCTGAACGAGGACGAATATAGCGAGTTCATCAGCGAACGGCTGTCATACACGCTCCTCAATCAGGCCGCCGATGAGCTTGTCGGCAGGACCGGGTGTCTTCGCGCCACCACGACCATCACAACGGTTGCGGACCAGCAGGAGTACATCCTTCCGGCGAACTTCCTTGCCGTGCTTAACGCGGATTCCCAAAACCGCAAGTTCGTACAGTTCACCCTGGCCGGGAGCACCGTCGCGCAGAACGTCAACGAGGGCGTTTACGCGGACATGCGGAATTCCGGGCTGACATCAACATCGCGCATCCCTGGGTCGTTTTGCATCATGGACTACGTGTCCACACCTTCACGGGTCGAGGGTGTGGCGACGGCCATATCGGCGAAGTCCGAGGGTGAATGCACCCTGACCTGTTCGGCTGGGATGTCCTCTGCGCTTCTTGCGAATGTGTCCGTTGGGGACATCATCCACAACGTTACGGACGTATCCAGCGGATATGTGATTGCCAAGCCATCATCTCTCGGCTTGACGACGTGTCTCTTTGACGGGACGGACAACGGCTGGACGACAGGCGACAGGTACATCATCCAGCCGCAGGGGCGCATGAGCATTTTCTTCGACCGCCCCCTGTCCACGTCCGGGGACACCATCACAGTGGAGTACCTTCAACGACCTGCCCCGGTGTATTCGCCCTACCGGGCATTCAGAATCCCGGCGCAGCAGATGAATCACCTTGTCGATTACGCCGCAGAGTTCTACAAGTACCGTGATCGCAACCCGAAGTTCGGGGATGCCTTTGGTCAAAAGTTCGACAATAGCGTACGGCGCGCCGGGCAGCAGCAACGCAGGGCCAGGAGCGATGGGCGCATGGGCGTCAACCTCAAGGTTCAGAAGAGGTAGCCGTGGCCGAAAGAAAGCTTCTGGAGTTTGCCTTCAACAAAAAGATGGTGACGGGCGATCCGGCCACCTGCATTGGAGACAATCTCCACGAATTGAAGAACATGCGCTATCGGGACACCCATGTCGTGTCCATCGGCGGCATGTCCAAGGTCAACTCTTCTGCGTTGCCGCTCACCATCGTCTCTGCCGCACATTTTCGCAAATCTCAGCCCGAGGAAAGCCATGTCCTCGTGCAGGGCGAAAACAGCGCTGGGGTTTCTTACATCTACACCATAGATGTCGAACCCCCAGCTACCGGGGCGTTCGGCGGCACGGCGCTCCATACAGACGCGACCGGGGCTGGCGTGGCCCGCTTCTCAGAGGCTCCCATTGGCAACATGGTGGTTTGCAACGGAGCGGAAAGCCTCATATGGGGCGGCGATGAGTTGCGCGTGGGGTCGTTTTTGAACTACGACCCAGCCGGGACATTCCAGTACGACTACACAGACCGCGTAAGGAACACGCTTACTGATGCTGCGAACGTTGCAACAGCCGCAGCGACAAGCGGCGGCATTGACGCCAATACAGAACTTCTCCTGCATATGGACAATGATGTTCTTGACGCTTCAGGGTCGGCACACGTTGTAACGAACAGCGGTATCACATTCGATTCAGTGAACAAGGTGTTCGGCGGGTACAGTGCGCTTTTGAACGGGACAGATCAGTATTGTTCTGTGGCGCACAGCGCGGACTTTTCTGCCGCAGGTGGCGCGTTCACAGTGGATATGCGTGTTCGCCCTGCGGCACTCGCCTCAAATGGCTCTTTGTACTATCAGGCAACAGACGCGAACAGATACTTCAACCTGTACCACAACAATTCTGGTGGCGTCAGCCTGATGGTCCACAACTCCGCTGGCACAGTTGTCGCGCTGTCCACTCCTGGAGGCGTCCTCACTGTCGGGACGTGGGCGCATGTGGAGTTCTGCGAATCGGCTAATGACTGGCGTATCTTCGTCGACGGCAAGCAAAAGGCGTATGTGAGCAGCGCGGAACGTGCGCTCGACTATACCGGTGACTTGTACATAGGGCGCGACGGGGCAGCTGGCGCACAGTATTTCAGTGGGAATATCGACGAGTTGCGAGTATCTCAGACAGACCGGCACACATCCGCGTTTGAACCACAGGGCACAGCGTATTCAAGTTCCACGTCAACTCCGTGGTTTTACATCGGGTCCACCAGGCCGCTCGACGGGTTCAAACTATACATAGCCACCCCAAATACAAAAACTGGTGTGATGACTGTTTCATATTGGACCGGAGAATGGACGAATGTGTCCACGCTGGTCGATGGGACTTCTTCTGGTGGCAAGTCTCTTGTACAAACAGGCAATGTCACGTTTTCGGATACACAAACAACTGCCATTGTAAAAAGCATTAACGGCGTTGTCCTGTACTGGTATCGTGTCAACGTAAGTTCGGCAGATGCCGCAACGTCAATATATCATGTCACTGTGTCTGCGCCTATGCAGCCAATAGTAGACCTGTGGGACGGGCAACCTCGCCTTTGTCCGTCATTCTTGAGAAACGATGGGTCCGCCTACACCGACTACTCAGGGAATATATACGAAAATGTGTACGATGATAGTGATACGACAACGTTTGTAAACCTTGGTGCAATGACAACTTCGCAATTCGTTGTCGCTGGTTTTACTGAGCGGCTTCTCGGAATGCACGTGAGCATTTTTTCTACCAAGGCGAACACAACCGCCAACACGGTCACAACTGTAAAGTATTGGAACGGCTCGGCCTGGGTTGAACTCACCGGAGTAGAAGATAACACCATTTCTGGAACGTCCAGCTTTGGAACAACAGGGACAATAACATGGAGTTCCGCTGGTGAACAATCAGAGTTCAGGACTGAGCCAACAAAGGACGTTTCTCTTTTTTACTACAAGGTCAGCTTCAGCCAAACGCTATCTACCGATTGCCACGTATTCTATATAACAGGAATCCCGGCTCAAAAAACTGTAGGGGCATACACGTTCCCGATGCTTGCGCACAATCGCCTTTGGCTGCTCGGAGAACTTGCGAACGAACGCAATAGCGCAATTTGCTCCGCTACTGCATCGCCAGACATATTCAGTGGTGACGACACGACAAAATTCAACTTCGGTGACGACACCCCGCTCGTCGGCGGATGCAGAATTCTTAGTCAGTTCGGGTCGAGCCTGTACAATATCACAGTGTTCTTCAAGGAGTCCGAGACTTGGGCTGTGGTCGGGTCTACTCCCGAAGATTGGGTGCAATTCATGGTATCGAAGACCGTGGGGTGCGTCGCCCCAGGAACAATCGCAGTCGCGACTGTAACGACAGCAGTCCCGGCTGGAGCGAACACCCACGTTGTAATTTTTCAGTCAGCAGACGGTGTGTACGCCTTCGATGGCCGCTCTATCCTGCGCATCTCCGATGATGTGAAAAACTACTTCGACAGCACCTCCACAGATTGCATCCCGGCGTCCATGTTCTCATCTTCGGTGGCGTTTTACGACACGGAGCGCGCAGAGTATCATCTTCTTCTCGCCAGCGGTGTTGGCGCGACGGCGCTGAACGTGGAGTTGGTTTACGACATGCGCCGGGCGAAGTGGTACAAGACCGTCAGGCCGACAGGCAAAGAGTTGAACTTTGGATGCAGGGCGACAGACTACAACGGCAACTCATACATCTATGGAAGCTACGACGGATATCTGATGCTTCTCGAAGACGGCTGGGCGATGGACGGTGCAGGGTTCGAGGTTGCCGCAAGAACAGGTGATATCAGCCTTGAACAGGGGTCTATGAACACGATAACGCAGTTGCGTGACGTGAAGCTTCTTGGCCTTGCAACGAGTAGCGGCGGCTCTGTGACGGTTACGCATTACGCTGACGGCGTTACATCAGGTACAAACCTTGATGCCACGTTGCCAATGACTCATTCCGGTTATTCTTTGGCATACCCGCGCCGTGGCGTCAACAGACAGGCCGTATTCCATTCACTCAGGTTTTCTGCTACGACAAGCGCAGGTGCTCCGAAACAAGATTGGTTCGGCATCGGCCTACAGTACGAAATTGTCCGCACGGACAGCTAGGGAGGCGATATGGCAAGCTACTCAGGCTCAATCAGCGCCGGGGGTATGGCGGATATCCAGAGGCAAATTCGTCAATACCGCGCCACGCATGGCGTTGACATGCCTCAGAGCATGATTGATGCGCTAATTCAGGGAGCGGCCAAAACAAACGCTGATCAGGCAACCCGCCGTGCCGCATTGGCCCAGGACGCCTCACAGTTTGACCGGTCGCTTGCTCTCAAGTCCGAGATGTTCGATACGCAGGAAAAGAGGCTCAAGCAAGCACAGGAGTCTCAGCAGCTCATGGGCGGGCTCGGACTTGCTTACAAGGTCGGTGGGGACATCTGGAAAAACCCAACGGCAAAGGAAAAGATCAAAGACTTGTTCGGTTTTGGTGGCACCAAAGTTGCCTCCGCAGATGCCCCAAGCCCGGCGGGAGAACTTGCGTCTGCCACGTTTGAGGGACCGATCACCGACTACCAAGGAGAAGGTGTCGCGGACGCTGGTACTGCTGGCGGCATGACCGGTGATGTCGCTCAAATAGAAACGCCGGGATACGGCGAAACGGTCACGCAGTTTGCCGGGTCCACCAGCGCCGATCCTTATGGGGAGACTCAGGGGATGTTCTCCGCTTCTGACGCCCCTGTCCCAGGTGGGGCGATAGACGCTGGGCAAGACGCCGTGTGGGATGCCGCAGCGGGCGAGTGGACAGGCTCGGCCACCGGTACAGACGGCGGTATCGGAGGCGAGATCGGCGGAGGACTCGGCGGGGTGGCTGGCGCGGGCGGTGTGTCCGCTGGGCTGACCGCTGGCGTGGGGTTACTGACAGGGAATTTCGACCTAGCCAAGACTGCCGATTCCGGCATCGCCGGGGCTGGCGGATATCTCGCGGCTGTCGGTGCTGGCGGTGGGCCAGTGGGAATTATCGCTGGGGCAGTCGCCGGGACAGTTATCAGCCAGGTTCTCGGCGGTGGTCGCGTCATCTGCACGGAACTCAACCGCCAGGGGCTCATTGACCCCAAGGTCTACGCGCTTGACCAGGAGTACACGAGGAGCTACCTGGACGCCGACGTGATCCGGGGCTATCTGTTCTGGGCGCAGCCCATTGCGAACGGCATGAGGCGCAGCAAGTTGCTGACCAGAATCGTGCGGCCAATCGCACACTCATGGTCCTACACGATGGCGGCGACCATGCGCCCCGGCGAGTACCAGCCGCGCAGGGCCGGGAAACTGATGCTCAAGTACGGTGTGCCGCTCTGCCGGGCTCTTGGGCGCTATCTCCGCAAACGTGAAGAGGAGGCTACAGCATGGACTTGCTAGGCGCACTTTCCGGGGCGAACCTGGGCGAAACGTTTTCCAAGATCGACCTTGCGCGGGCGCAACAGACCCAGGCCGAGGCCGGGGCCACTCTGACGGCAGAACAGGTGCGCGCAGCACGGTTCAAGCAGGCGCAAGCGGAGCAGGCCGAGGCGCGGCTCAACCAGAAGATCCCTGTCGCCAACGTTGAAATGGCGCTGTCTGAAAAGATGCCCTGGATGGTCAAGCCCCTCAAGGACTTGGCGCTTACGTCCGGCTATGTTGATCCGCAGGACGGGTCCATCACTGTTCGCGGCATGGACGAGGTGATGAAGAAATTCGCATCTGACCCGACCTACGCCAAGGCCGCCCTGGACGGAGAACTCCAGCACAGGACAAACATCGTCGCCGGGCTTCAGCAGAAGATACAGGCCGGGGAATTCAAAAAGCCGGAAGAAATGGCCGCCGCGCAGCGCGAGATCATGAATCAGAACACAGCGATTATGACCGCGCGCGGTCACGCCAAAGAACTCATGTCCGGTGCCACCCCTGCGTCTGCCGCAACCTACCAGCGCACAGCTAACCCTGACGATCTTGTGCCGAAGTCCGAACCGGCGAATGCCGCTCGTCTTCAGGGCATCCAAGAGACAAACCAGGCCAAACGTGAAGTCGCTGATGCCAAGGCTGCCAAGGCTGCGCAGGACCAGATCATCAAGCAGGATTCCGTTCTTGCCACCGATGAGCGCAACATCATCGACAACCTGACGCGCGTCAAGCAGGGCAAGCAGCCGCTTGTCATCAACCTTGGCGGGACTGGCGCGAATCTTGAGCCGCCCACAGACGCCTCGAAAAACGAGGGCTACGTGAACCAGCTTCAGGCCGAGCTTGAGGCGATTAAGGGCAAGCGTGCCGCGCTACAGGACAAGCTCCATTCCGAGTCCCGCGCCCCGGCCTCTCCCGCAGCGCAGTCCGCCCGTGGCGGCCTTGAGGTCAAGGGCAACTTCAAGGACCAGAGCGCCTACGCTGAAGCCTACAAGAACGGAAGCGTGCGAAGCGGCGACGTTATCATCATCGCGGGCCAGAAATTGCGTATCCCGTAGGGGGCCAAGTGGCGGAAGTTCCCATCCCGGTTCCTTACGAGGACAGCATACCGACACCTGTGCCGTTTGACGACGGTGCGGACAGGCTCGGCTCACTTTCCCGCTCCCTTGAAAGCGGTGGGGACTCATCGTCGGTGTCCTCCGGCAAGGGTGATATCGGCGGCAAGTCGTTCGGCTTGTACCAGATCGCGACAAAGAACGGGACCATGCAGGATTTCCTGGGCTATGCCGACAAGGCTGACCCGCGAGTGGCCGCAAGACTCCGCAGCGCCTCCATCAACGGCAGGCTACAGGGCGAGTGGAAGGCCCTTGCCAAGGAACAGCCGGATACGTTCGAGGAGCTTCAGCATAAGTTCGTCGAGGAGCGCCATTACGCGCCTGTTGTGGCCGAGGCACAGAGGTTTGGCATCGACCCGACCACGCGCAGCAAGGCGCTCAATGAGTACATTTTCTCAACAGCCGTCCACATGGGGCCTGGTCTCGCAGCCAAGGCCCTGAAAAACGCGCTCCATGGCGTCAACGTCGCGGCTCTGACCGATCAGGATATCATCTACCGCCTGAGTTCCGAGAAAGGGCGTACAGGCCCTAACGGAGGCCTTTCGTATTGGGGCAGCAGCCCAGCCAAAACGCAGCAGCAGGTAGCCGACAGGCTGTTGCGTGAGCGCGACATGGCCCTTGACCTGTACGACCAGGAGCAGAGCGCCACGGTTCCAGATCGTGGTATAGTAGAGCGGGCCTCCGTTGAGGCACAGGCTCCCACGGCTCCGGTGTTATCCGCGCCGCCGCAGGTGGACGCCATGTCACCGACGTATCAGGAGTCGCTGGCGCAGCCCCTTGTCAAGGATAACCTGCTTTCTCCGAACGTTGACCGCTATGAGCAGGCCAACCAGCAGGGCGCATCCGCCCCTGTGTCACAGGCCCCATTGCAGGCCGTGGCGCGCACCATGCGCGAGGGTGGGGGGGTCATTGACTACGGCGATGCGTCGGAGATCATCAAGCCCGTTGCGCCTAACCCCGCTGCTGGTGCGAGGATCGCTGGTCAGTTGGGCATTGCCGGGGAAACGTCCTTGGCTGATATGTTCGGTGGCTCTGCCGTCACGCAGGGTCCATTGAGCCGCCGCGACACCAGAATCCCGGACAGTTCCCAGCTTGCCTCGCGGGCAACCCCGGCAACGCCTGCGGATGTCAGGATGATGCAGCAGCTCGGCATCAATACCCCGGATACAGCCCCGAGCATCGGGCAAACGACGGCAGAGTCCGGGCCGCTCACGCGCAACACGACCCCCGGCGAACCGTATTCTGAGAATCGCACCCTGCGCCTCATCGGGCAGAACATGAAGGACTTTTTCGTTGACAACCCGCGCAGTTTCACCAAGGGCACTGCCGAGGCTCTGCGTGACTCTTTCAGGGCGCAGATTTCCGCTGGTGGCATGGACGATGACCAGCGCGCCAATTCTGAGTTCGTCGCCAATATCGCTGACAGGCTTGCCAAGCATCTGAAGAAGCAAGAGGCCCAGGACAAAAGGTTCGACCTTCCGCCCCTCACTCCGAATGGCGTGTGGGAGGAATTCATATCCATGGGGCCGCAGATGGCCGTACAGGCTACGGCTGGGCTAGCTTCGGGCGGCGTGGCGTTGCCTCTGTTCATGATGAGCGCAGAGATCGCTGGCGGGCATTACCGCAAGATGGAGGAAAAGGGCGTAGACCCGATGAGGAACTACGCCTCGGCCCTGACAAATGCCGGGCTTCAGCTTCCCCTTGAAGCTCTCTCGCTGTCGAAGATGCTCAAGGTATTCAAGGCCAGCGGATACGGCCAGGTTGCCCACGCCGTTGGCGAGAGCATGGCGACTCAATGGTTACAGGAGTGGTCGCAACAGTACGTCGAGTCCGGCGCGGAGATTTATGCGCAGGGCAAGGACAAGACGCCGGAACAGATGGTCAAGCAATTTGGCGACGACTTCCTTCAGGCCACCAAGGACGGCGTCCACCAGGGAGCTATCGCGGCACTCTGGGGGCCTGTCATGGGCGCGGGCAGCATCTTGAACGATGTGGGCAAGGTCCACTTCGACAACAGGATGCAGTCTCTCAAAGACGAGTACGCGGCACAGCGCGAGAAGTTCGGCGAGGCCTCCACCGTGGCCCCGGCAATGTCCGATGGAGTGTCCGTTCCTGAGCCTACTCCTGTAACGGAATCTGCAAATTCTGGCACTGATGATGTCCCTGTCCCTGTCCCGGTTAGCGTCTCAGAAACGGCAGGAAGTGAGACACAAGCGCCTTTGCCTACAACAGGTGAGACACAAACGGCTGTCTTGGGGGTCGCACAAGAAGTCCCCACGCCACAGCCGCTTGAGGCCCGTCTTCCGCGTGGCGCACAGGCGTCCATGTCCGGGAAATCGTACAGGCCTAAAGATGTTCCTGTGGAAGAGGTGTCACGACTCGCTAGTGAGCTTCTGAGCACGGGGAAAGTCGATGAGGCGCAGGCCGAGTCCACGGCGGAACTGTTCGGTGCGGTGTCCCGCGCTTGGGGAAGCGCGTTCAACATCGACCCTGCGGAGTGGTTCGCGAAAAACAAGATCCAGGTGACGAAAGATACCACATCCAACTTCGCAGAGACGCTGACAGAACTGAAAAAAGATCGCAGATTCCAAGGCGAAAGCCCGGTCTATAAGGGCGCGCTGACCCTGTGGAAAGACGGTCGCAAGATCATCCATGTGTTTGAGCGTGGCGACGTAAGCACTGTCCCTCACGAACTCGGCCACATATATCTTAGGGGCATCGAATCCGCCGTTGCCAATGGGACCGCACCCAAACACATACAGGACGACTACCAGATCATCCGCGAATGGACAGGCGAGACGGGCAAGAGGATGAGCGTGGGAAGCCACGAGAAGTTTGCCAACGGGTTTTTGGAGTATCTGCGCGACGGGAAGGCCCCGACAGAAAGACTTGCCAAGGTGTTCGAGGACTTTAGGCGCTGGCTGATGGAAATTTACCGTGGCGCTATCTCCGCGAACCTGACCATCAATGACAACATTCGTGGCGTATACGACCGGATGCTGTCCACGCAGGAAGAAATAGAGGCGCGGAAAGTCACTACCACAGCAGAGGTCAAAGTGCCTCGCGGGGTGCAGGCTTCCATTTCCGAAGGCCCGATAACGCCATCCAAGCCTATGAGTGTGTCCGAAGTAGCGGAAACTCCGACGACAGCCCCGGACCATGCCGCGCCGATGCACTGGATGGTACAACAGGTTCTCGACCTGACGGGCAAGTACCCCCAGGTGCAAAAGCTCAGTGAGCGCCTGAAGGGATACTACCAGCCGTCCAAGCAAAAGGTCGGGCTAAACCGTGAGCTTGGCAAGAACAAGGAAGAACTGAACCGGACCATCGGACATGAACTGTACCACGTTGTTCGGGACATATCCACAAAAAGTGAAGGCAAGTTCCGCGACAACAACGTGCTGGCCCACATGGCAAGCCTGATCGCCTACGACAAGGCGTATGTCTCCGGTGGCCCGTTTGCCCCGGCCATGATGACAAAGGATGAGGTCACAGCCCTGCGCGGCAAGGTGAAAGATGAGCTTCAAGCCCTTTCCGCTGAATGGCGTCCGTGGGACCGGGCGAAGGCCACGAAGAAGGAAATCGCGTACCGCGACAAGGCAAGTGAGTTGGTTGCTGACGCCTTCTCGGCGCTTTTGAACAATCCGGAGTATGCCAAGGCCAAGGCCCCGACGTTTTTTGAGGGCTTCATGGCCTACCTTCACAATAACCCGAAACTAGCGGCCTCGTATCAAGACCTTCAGGACATGATGACCTCTGGCGACGATCTCAAGGTATTACAAGACTCTTACGGCAAGGTTGTGGAATCCGGGAAGCAAGCCAAGCTGACGCAGATTGAGGCCGAGGCGAAGGAGAAAAAGGCTGAGTCCAGGGCGTCTATGTGGCGGCGCTACGTGAACCGCTTCGCCGCGACCAAGGCGTTCGTCCGCAAGCATGGCATGGGCATAGTCACTGGGCCGTGGGCCGCGCTGAATGATTGGCGCTATGTGGCAACGCCTCAGGGATTCTACGCGAACGAAATGCTTGACCGCTTTGTCGCCCCGATGGCCGAGGCGAAAATCCCCCAGGCCGTGGCGCGCATGTACACAATGTCTCGCGCCGTGATGGGGTCCAGAGAGGACTTCATTTCTCCCATTGGCCCACGCGCCGCTCAGAGATACATAGAGAAAGCCGAAAGTGATTACCCGGCTCTCAAGGGCATCTACGAGAATGGGTTCGCCGCCGTGCGCGACGAAACGATAATCCCTCTCATTTTGAAGTCTGGCTACTTCCCGGAGGCGTACAAAAATAAGGTCCGCTCAAACCCCGACTATGCCCGCTTCCAGTACGAGTCCAAGCTAGACGAGGACAGCGGAGGTGGCGGTGCGGTGTCTGCCCCGAAGGGCCTCACGGGCTCAGTGGAAATGCCCCTGGACATCATCGTCGAAACGTTCCTGGGCGATGCGCAGATGATGGAGCGCGTATTCCGGTCGGACGCGATAGCCGAACAGATCAAGGCATTGCAGGAAAAGGCCCCGGAAAGCGTCAAGCCCGCGAAAAAGAAGTTCGTCAACGGCGTGATGCAGTTCGTCGAGCCCAAGCGTGGGTCTGGCATGGGCTTGCTTAAAAACGTGCGCGACGGTGAGGTCGTGGGGCATTACGTGCCCGCCGACATCGCCGCGCAGTTCCGGGCCGAGAACCTGTCCGACGCCGCTCTGACTGGCATAATGAAGATTGCGAACATTTTCAAGGGCCTGTACACTACGTATAGCCTGTCCTTCGCTGTCGGCAACCCCATCCGTGACTTCACGCAGTCAATGGCGAACCTGCCGGAAGTCAAAGGTGCGCCAATAGAAACCAGAATCGTGCAGGCGTACGCCATGTCCGTGGCTGACTTGGTGCGCATCGGCGGAAAGGACGCGGCGAAAGTCGTCATGCCCGTTGTCAAGGCGCTCAGTGTCAAATACCCTGGACTTGAAAAGACGGTGCGCGAATATGCCGATTCCATGGGCAAGGAAGAAAGCGCGCAGAGATTCTTGAGCCGCACCGGAGGCAAGGTGGCCGAGGGCAACCCGAACGCATGGTTCGGGCTCCAAACGGGACGCCCGGAGGCGTTTGACTACCTACTCAAGCAATTCGGCTACGCGCCTCCGGCTGAAGGCTGGAAGGCCAACCGCGTGTCGCAGGGCCTTGGGACTGCGTTAAACACGATGGACAAGGCCATTCAGACCACGGAGTACCTTGGTAAGGGCGCGGGGGTCTACTACCTACGCGGACTCAACAAGAGCGGCCTGACGAACTATACCGAGGCCGAGATTGCGCAAATCGTGCGCGAGTTCGCGGGGACTCCGAACTTGCTCATGGCGGGCTCCGCTGGCGCGATTATGAACTCCCTGTTCCTGTACATGAACCCGTGGCTCTCTGGACTCGGGCAGGCTAGGGACGCCTACAGCATGAACCCCAAGTCGTGGCTCAAGCGCCAGATCAAGTTCGCTGTCGTGCCGGGCATGGCAATGGCCGCGCTGAAGTACGGCAAGTGGGGGCTCGGTGCTGCCGCAGTTTACCAGGGGTGGGGCTTCTTCGCTGCCCCGGACGACGACGACAAGGACAAAAAAAAGCTGGCACTGGCCCGTGAAGCGTACATGAGCCAAAAGCCTACAGCCGGGCTGTCTTACACGGACCTCTACCGGGGCATACCCGACAGCGAGTTCATTAACCGCTGGAACGTTGTGGTCGGGGTCGATGCCAACGGCAAGGTGGTCTACCTGTCCGTGCCCAAGGGTGAAATCTCAATCCCGCTCTCTCAGTTGGCGTACTCCATGACGGCGATGGCTCTGTCCAAGGGCGACTACACGGCGATGGACGCCACGGAGCACATGGGCCGGGCGCTGTTCGGGAACCTCCCGTCGTTCATGCCAATTATCTCACTTGGACAGGAATGGGGCATGTTCCTGGGGGGCAAGGCTCCGGTCAACCTTCGCACGGGCAATCCGATGATCCCGCAGGACGTTGTTGACGCTGGCGGCGCTGGGGCTTTCAAGGCAATGGCCGAGGCGTCACTTCGCGCTCACGGTGGCGCGCTCGGTGCGCTCATCCAGTTCAAAAGCTACGACCCCCTTGAAGTCGCCACAGAGTTTGAACTGAGCATGAACTCAAGCTATTTCGCCCGCACCATGAAGGCGTTTCTACGGTCTACGGATCGCGGCTACATCGAAGAATACCAGCGGGCGGCGGACAAACTCTCAGCCCCACGCAAAGAG